TGCTTGGGAGAAAGGTTTCAGAGCTTGGCAAGAAATGAATAACAAAGCTCTCGAAGAAACTCCTTCGGTTCGACCTAAGTTTCTTGATTTCAAAGTATACGCAGATTCTGCTCACCACGTCCTCGGTGCCGGTCAGAATCTTTTGCCTGTAGATTTGGGTGGTAACACAGCTACACCTGGCGAATGGGAAATGAGCAAATTTGTTGTTCCTCGAACAGATTCCACAACTGGTGTTCCTTCAGACAGGGAGATTGTTGCAACTGGTGCAAATTATCCTGGTGCTGGTGCAAGTGGATTTAATGCAGTATCCTTGATTGAAGGATATGCTGCTTCACGTGGACTTCCTGAAGTCTTAGATCCTAACGTTCCTGACGATGCTTCAGATGCATCAGGCGTTGCCCCACAAAATTGGATGACTGCTTTGTTCAACGAAGGTACTCAGCAAGATGATTTTGTTCTTGATGATATGATTACTGAAAATAACATTGCCCCATATCCATTCGAGAATGATGGTATCAATGTTGATACAATGTATCCTGGTGGTGCAAACCAATTACCAGGACTTGAATGGCATGACTTGGTTCAAATCTATGAAACCAACGTTACTGCAGGTGTTGGTATTCAACGTCTGAAGGGAGGAAATTTCCCATGTGGATTAATTGCTATCGATTGGGCACCAGCTTCTTCAGCGAATTTAGTGATCCAAGTCGATTTGATACCTGGTAATCATCGTGGATATCTCTGCGAACCTATGACGGAGATGTGAGTATGATGAAAACTGCTGAAACTGTCGTTACTGCATCTAAGATGGCAATGGTTATTGATCATCTCAAAAATAATCGGATTGAGTATTTGGTACTCGTGCTATTTTCGCACGTGCTTGGCCTCACCACTACAGCTACAGAATATGCTTCAGGAGTGTGTGCTTAATGCCCAAGTACAATTATGGAAAGACGTTCAAAAAGAACGGTAAACTCATGCGTTATCGTTACACAAACAAACGCAAATCTTCGAAGAAACTTGTGTCTGCACGTGCAGCCAAGAAACGTACTTACCGGAAGCGATACTGATGGTCAAGTGCATCAATGCCAAATGTGGAGCTGATGGTCCACAAATTGTTTTGGCACGTGTACCTGACGATCCAGTTCTCTACCACTGTAGATGCATTGTCTGTGATCAGGAGTGGGTGGAGTGAAATCGTATTTCGAAATTCACGGCCACATTGTTGAATCAAGTGTGGATGACTACACCTCACCTCCATCTCCTCAACTCGGCGGGTTTGTAGCCGAGCGCCCGGAACGAGGGCGCAATTCGGCAAAAACCGAATCCCTGATGAGCAGCAAATTTGCTGCGAGAGATACGGGTGAGAGCCGAACGCACTGGGATGACACTCGCAAGATGCGTGTTCGAACAGCCCTGACTGTTGCTGCATCCATTGCTTTAGCAGATGGTCCATTGCCAATCGGCGATTCTCTCGCTGTGGCTGGCCTTCTGATTTATTCTGGTTGGGAACTTGGTCACGAATTCAGAATATTAGACTAGAAATAACATTTCTACTTGTTTGTATACCGAACTTGCTAAATGTTATTTTTTGTAGGAAAGCCCATGGCGGTGCAAAAAATAGACCAATTTAGTTCGGGCAGTGATTACAGGAACGATAAGATCGGACTGGCGATTTGTAAGGGAGCCTGGCTCGGAAGACCTGACGAGGCCTGGAAGCACAAGTGCGCCCGTTGGCTTGCTTGCCCAAGTTGCGAACGAAAGAGAGCTGGAAAGCGGGCGCATGAAATTAAGGAACGTTTGAAAGTGGCCAAACATTATTTTGGCAACGATATCCAAGTTGGAGTTCTAACCGTTACGTTACCTGGACAGAAACATGAATCCGGAATTCGATTCAAGTCTCTGAAGGAACAGTATGATTATGCTGTGTCCAGGACAACCTTACCAGGTCTTACTGGATGGCACTCTATGCGTGGCATGAATAGGTTGCTGTGTGGCAAACACATGAAACAAGGTCATACGGACTATGGCCTTGGCGCTGATGGGGGAACTCATTTTCTTGAGTTCACATACAACAACAACAAGAGTTGGTGGAATGTGCACATGCACAGTCTATTTTTTGGCCCCGAAAAATTAGATCGCCTGAAGGAAACCAGCGTACACGTGGAAGTCGATGGAGAGTTATTGCTTCAGAAGGAAAACAAAGGACGTAGTTGTTCGGCCCTGGCGAAACTTGGTTATGGATCACGTTACACGTTAGATTATTGTGAACCACACGAATTGGATAAATTGATTCAGTATTCTAGTAAGGTTGCGTATGTTACAAAACCGTTCAAAGCGCCTAAGCACATGATGCCTGAAGTTGAGGAATTCATGTATACCAACCCACGGTTGAGTCGACCCTTTGGTCGAAATCAATATAGGATTGACACGTTACCTGACGGGTATGGCGAAGAGACGTTATACGAAAAAAGGCAATAAAATACAACCAGCAGTTATGACATTGACATTTGCAACACCCAGTGTTACTGGTGGGCAAGTTGGTAGATCCTACATTGATTTATCACAAGTTGCATCCCTGGTAAATCGTCGATTCTATCGACAAGGGATTAATTGGGCAGTTGGTGGTTTCAAAGTTCTTTCTTTGAACCCTGGTGCAGTTAACATTGGTAAGTTGCCTAACACTTGGGTTATGTCCAATGCTTGGGAGAAAGGTTTCAGAGCTTGGCAAGAAATGAATAACAAAGCTCTCGAAGAAACTCCTTCGGTTCGACCTAAGTTTCTTGATTTCAAAGTATA